CGTGCCGCTTAAGACCGGCAGTTCGAGGCGCTTGTTGCGATAGCTGAATGTCGCCGATCCGGCTTCCTTGGCTCCGCTCGCTTTCATGATCATGTGAGAACTCCTAAAATGATGGGGCGGTCCTCCACGAAGGTCCCATTTGCTTGGAACTCTACCTATCCAGCCCTTAAGGATGCGCACGAGCCGCCTTAAGGGCGCTTAACTCCAAACGCTTAATCGACATGGGCGCGGATGCGAGTCAATGCCTCTTCGCGCCCCAGAACGGCCAGCACGTCGACCAGTGCCGCAACATCGGCAGGCGCGATATGCCACCAATCATGCGACCACTCGAATGTCTTGAATCGCTTCTGTAGTGGCTCGGTGATGTTCTGCAGGTCGCCGCGCACGATAGGCCATTCCACGGTACAGTCGACCTCCACGGCGCCTTTAAAATTCATAGCCGGAAGAGGTTTTGATTTCGTCAGGGCTTTTGCACGCAAGTCTAAAATATGCATTTTTATTTCGGCATCACCCCATTCGTCGGGTATCTGAATACGCCCTAGAGTTTGAATTTCGATCTCTCTCATGATGCAACCTCCAAGCGTTTTGCAAGAACGTAGCAATTTGCCCGTTCCATAGGGATAGGACGCATCATGAGACACGGTTCCCTTCTAGGTTATAAACAGGTACAGGAGGCGCAGGACGCACTTTATGGCTCTCTTCGAGTTCTTTGTCGGCAGCCTCGACTTTGGCTAACTGGGCGGCTGCTAGTCGCGCCTTCTCGCTGTCTGGAGGGTGCCCGTGAGGTGCGTTCTCGTCTAACCGGCGTGGCACGTAGGAAGGTTCGTCGGCCTCGACAATCTGCCGGCCGCTTTCGGTGAAGTCATCTTGACCTCGCTGGCACTCTTCAGGGATTAACAGTCCGCCCAAGTCCGGGTATGCTTCCCGCGCAGCCTGCGCTTTGGCGCATTTCGCAATCATCCGGTGTTGATATTTCGCCCAGAATAGTTTCGCGTTATCCCAGACCTTCGGACAGTATTCCTCAAACCACGCCTCACCTACAGATGGTTCACTCAACCCTTTTTTCCAAAGTTGTACGGTGCACCACTGCGGACCTTTGATCTTGTGCCCTTCGACCTCGATGGTTATGTCAGGGCCGTACTCGGGTTTCGATAGAGTTCCGTAGTCGGCGTGGTCGCGCGCGGCAATGTGCAACATCCCGTAGATGCCTACCTGCGGGCTCCAAACGTAAGCGCCGCGTCCACCTTTGCCGTTGTCGGCACCGCTGTCCCAACGTTTAATAAACCAGATTTGCTGCCGGAACGGATCTAGTTTGTAGCGACGCGCTACCGTCAAACAGAATTTCAGTTCCTCGTCGGTCGCGCCTTTGGCCACACTGTTCTTGAGGATGGTCAGTTGCTCGTTGTCGAGCTCCCATGGGCGCTCGGGAGGACGCGCAACGACAATCGCGGTACTAGCTGATGCGGTGCTTGGCCGCGCGCTGTGCGTCGGCTTTGACTTGCCGGACTTTCTTTTCTTTTTGCGTATCTGTTTCGCCATGACTTTTACTCTCCTTCGTCGGTCGCGGGACTACACACTTGTACTCGTACTTGCCCGCCAGGTACAGCGCGTGAAAGTGGCCTTTGGAGCCTGCGGCTTGGAAGGCCGCGTAAATCGACGGTGGCACCTGATAATAGGCATAGACCGCAAATGAGGCGAACTCAAGCTCCAGCGTGCGCGTGGCCTCGTCGTAACCAGCAGAGAGAATACTCGACGATTTGAGAGGGATGCGCCTCATTAGTTTTGCCTCGTCGGTTTGTGAATTTTCTGGAATCCTTTGGCGATACTCGTCTCGTAGTGCGGGATGTCGGGATACATCTCGGCCATTAATTCCTTCAGCGCCTCGGCTGCGATGTCTCGATTCTCGCGCGTGTCCGGCCAGCCCATTGCGATTAGCATCTTCGGGATGTCCACGCCTAGCTCTTTTTTGTCGTCTATCCAGAGGTAATCGCCTTGTAGATAGCGGCGCATAACTAGTCTCCCGCTTGTTTCGTGTTTTTGCGGAATGCCGAGGCTTCTGGGCAATCGCTCCAATGCGGCACGCGGATAAATCCGGTCACTTTCGCAAAGAAGCCCTCGCCCTCTTTCACTTCCTGTACGCTCATGGGCATTTTCTTGCCGCGCGGGGTAACCCACCATTCGATAGGTGCGCCGCAGCCACGGCAACATGCGTCGTTGTCGAACACGTAGCCCATCGCTACCAGTTCTTCGCGATTCTGCGGGATTGCGGCCACTTTATTCGCTCCAGACCGTCACGCCCGGTATGCGCTTCTCGGCTTGCTCTTTGTTCTTGATGCGCCGCACCTCGGAGCCGATAGCCACCAAGTCAGGACAGAGGAACTGGCGCGGGATCTTGCGCGCGTCGAGAATAGAGAACTTCCAGTTAGTCGTCATGCGCACACCTGACACCGTGGGTACGCTAGGCTTGACCTTGACCTCCGCGATGTTGTTCTTGTCGGACTCGGCTTGCTGGTCGGCTTCCTTGCGCAACTTGTCGGCCTCGCGCTTACTGACCTCGCCGGACTTCTGTTGCTGTTTTATTTCCTTCTCCCGCGTCTTGCGGTCAGCTTCCGCTTTCTCCTCCGCCACCTTGCGCCGCTCCTCGTTGATGCGCCGCTCCTCCTCGGCTGCTGCGGCCGTCTCTTTGCGCTTGTACTCGGCCATCTTGCCCTTCAGTATCCCGTCGATCTCTTCGGCGGCGTTGACGTGGCGATTCTCTTCGGTGCGCAGCCAGTCCACTACGCGCCGCGCTTTCGCTAGGTACTCGCCTAGCTTGAACCCTGGGATTTTCTTGAATGACCTCACCTGTGCGAGCAACTGGCCCGCTTCCGCGTAAGTAGTCGCGTCCTTGATCTCGATACTCTTGGCCGAGTCGCGCCAGCGCGCTAAGGGAACTGCTTCCTGTTCGAGTTCCACCAGCACTCTTTGCAGGTTGGGTAACTCCATCGGGGGGATGATCGAGACATTCGGTTGCGGGACCATATCGGTTTCAGCTTGGTGAGCCATTACGCCACCTCTTCGATCTTGCGGATGAGCTTCCTCACGCGCACTAATTTGTATTCCGCGACGGCAGTCAACTCGTTATCGTCGACGGCTTCCAGTTCAGTCGCGCAAGTATTGAGTGACGGACTCTCCGCGCTTGGGTTGTATGGTGCGGTAGACTACCTGTTCCCTAACAGCGTTGCAAGCAAATTATAATTGCTCCTCGCGCAGCGTCCAAGCCTTCTTAGCTCCGCGTACGCCACCCTTGGGCTTGAGTGCCCACCCGTGCATAGCCACCAGATTCCCAGATGCTTTCCAGGTCTTCACCTCAGGGATAACCGATAGCTTAACAGCGTGGTCTTTCCAGCGAGCGAGCGGGAAACACTGAATAATCGCGGTTACTTTCAATTCTGGATGGCAAGCAAGTAAATCGCCAAAGCCCCACAGGTCTACGCGCACCCCAAACTTCATATTGCCTCTCGGTGGTATCCACTTCTCGACATTGCCCACTAGCCAGCCCCGATCTTCTAGGTACTTTTTGCTGCGTTGCAGCGCTTTCGTTTTATTAGTTGTGGGCATAGCCGTGTCTCGCGTACCATTGTTTCACGGTGCTGACCTCGTAGCGCTCGCACTCGCTCAAGCGCAAGTCAATGTACTCCGGGCCCACGATGGCGCCAATGAGCACCACGAATCTTTCCCCGGCCAGCGCGTACAAGTGGAAGAATCCAGAATAGGGAGACAGGACGCCTACGAAGGGGGCTTTGACTTTCATTTAGTCCATCTCCAGTCTGTGCTCGCAAATAACCATTCGTGAGACTTCGGGTTTAGTCAGAAGTACGCCTTGCTCATTGAGTGCGCGTTGCGATTTCTCTGTTATGACCCATTGCCGACCACCACAAAACGGCGGTGTCGTGTCTTGTTGCATAGACTCTGTTTCGATTTCCACGAAATGACCAGCTTGGTTTCTGACGCGCTTGGAGAGCAAAGCCTCGGTTTTGCCTGTGTCGCACCATCGCTCTACAGGCGCGATCTGTACAGTGGCGATCATGGCTGATAATCCTTCGGCGTGTGCGCCAGGACAATCAACACCCACACGACAATAGAGGTGAGCACGCACGCGAGACAGGTGCCAATGAGCCGGCGGTAGAATGCGTGCCGATAGGTCGCGCGCCACCACTCATGTCTTGCGCGACGCGCGGACTCCTCAATCTTCATGTAGCCAAGTCGAGTGTAGGTATTCATGCGCGCAACGCTTTCTCCCAACGCGAGCACGCTGGGCACGGACGATCTGCTGACCATTGACAACTCTTAAAATGTGCTGCGCCTAATCTCTCGGCGCTATGGTAGCCGATGTGCGTTAACTCGGCAGGCCCATAGGCCAGATAGTGCCGATAGTAGTCGCATCGTTTCGTCTGACACACCCACCACGCGCGGATTGCTTTCCTGATCTTGCGATACGTTGCGTTCACGATTGCACCTCCTCGCCGTTCTCTTCTTCCTCTTCTTCGGCTTCCTTGTCAACATCCGCGATGTAGTGCTCGGCGATCTCGTACCAGTTCACTTCCGACATGGCCGCGCTCAGTAGGTCAGCCCAGAGGGTACAGCCTAAGTCGGGTTGCTGTTCTTCGTGCTCGCTCTTGAGTCTGTCCTCTAGGTCAAGGGTAGCGCGTTCGTCACGCGAGAAAGTTTTGTCTGACTCTGCGCGGTCGTACACTTCTTGGGCTATCTCGCGCCAGTACGACTGGCTCCCTTCGTCATTGTCCATCCATAGGTTGACTGCCCAAGTCTCGTAATTGAACCACCCGTTATATTCCTTGTGGGTCGCCATGACTTTTGTACTCCAGTTTTGGCCGCACTTCCGCGCGTCAGCCTGCGCTAAACTTTTTCAACCAATCCAGACAAAGCCCACTTCGTCACTCTCGAAATTGCGGAGTTTCTTCGTTGTATTGGTTGGCGGGTAAGGTTCCTCGCTCACCTTGCGTCTCTTCTCCAGCCAGTCCGCAGTCTCGCGTAGAATGGTGGCTGCCTCGTCGGGCTCTGTGATGTAGTCGGGCAATCGGCTTAGGTCAATCTGAAGTTTTAGAATCATCGTATATCCTTCAGCCATTCATCAAAACGTTTTTGGTCAAAGCGTCGAATCATTCGCTCAAGGCAACGCTTTGGCGTATTCTCTCCCGGCCCGTTGGTTGCTATCTCAATGTCAAAATCTCCCTCTCCGTGCTCTAGACAAATACTCACGTGCCCAGTTCCTAGGTCTTCAGCGGTAAACCGCATATTGTTTTTGCGAATCGCTTTCACGATAGGCGCTAAGTCCTCTGGCATATCATCTGCCCACGTAGGACGCTGGCGGCCGTCTGGCCTGATAAATTGAATTAGTTGTATTTTCATGACGCGAGCAACTCCACTTCTAGGGTCTGGAGTGCATCCCTGACATTGTTGGTTGAGTTTTTCGCGACGCGCTCAAAGTCAATCGCGCCATCTGTCCCCGTCTCGCTACGCCACACTTGCGCCAGGAAGGAAGCGAGCTCGCCGCGCATCCCGTAACTACTAAATTCCAGCACGCGACACCTAGACAGGAATCGCTTCTCTAAGCGTTCGCAATCGTTCGCGGTGAATATCCAGATGGTTTGCGGCGCCGGGTCCGTGCTGTCCAGTTTCGAGAGCAAGGCTAATTGTGCTGCAATCGCCTGCACCGTGCATTTTTGCGACGGTATCTTGTGCAAGTCGGCTTGTAACTCATCGGCCAGCGCCAGAGCCATTGTCGACTTGCCCACACCTGAAGGACCGATGAAGAGCCACGCGCACGATACCGGCCGGCGAGCGAAGGCAGAGAGTACCTTGCGCTGTTTCTCAAGACCTATGAATGCGTCGATTGATCTGGGCCGGTACTTTTCGGCCAGTGGCGCGGGAAAGCCTAGGCTGGCTTGCGGGTCCGAGAAGAGGCTCATTGTCTTCCCTCCGCCTTGTCGATAGTGGCACGCGCGCTTATAACCCGTCGCGCCAGTTCCTCAATAAATCCTTGCAAGTAGCCTTTTACCTTTTCGTCTTTCATTCCATCGCACACGCTCTGCAAGTAACGGAGAGATGTTTCAGATTTCCACACCAATTCTGTGAGTTCGCCTAGGAGGATTGGGCTGGCTGCGATGAGTCGTGCGTTCTCCTGCTCTGTACTATCGTTGGAATAGTCTGGGACTCGCGCAAGTTGAATCGTGCCATAGTCTGAAAAATCCGAGAGTATCAGCGCGCAGCCATCAAGTGAAAGTGTGTCACTGATACGCCAAGGACCGGGTGTATATTTCGCCATGACTTTTATTCTCCTGAATTTTGTTGCTGGCCGGTGGGCAGCGCGGCCAGCGGTACAGCTAACGTCCCTGTCCCGGACGTTTCACCCGCGCCGATGAACGCGGGTAAACTCGTTCGTAGAGTTAGTGGAGGTGGTCCCCGCGCCTAGCCTCGCGGCCTTAACGCTTTCACCTCCACCATTTTCCGCGACAGAGCTCGCGGAACTCATTGGCCTTCCAGTTCGCAATGCGAAGGCACGAGCTTGGTATTCCTGAAACATCGCCAAGAGACGCATGACGTGTTCATGTTCAAGTTGTTCTGTACGGCGTTTGAACTCGCGTCGTAATTCAGCAAGTTGGTGAGTGACCATTATTCCTCACTCTCCGCGATCCACAGCAAGGCAATCGCGGCCAGAGTTGCGAGTATCGCGCCTATCAGCGTCCAGAGTGATTGTAGGATAGTCATTTGCTGGGTACCTCATCGGAAGCATTCGCGGGAATGCTCCCTGTGAGAGACTCAGGCGTACATAATCAATAGTTCTTCGGCGCCGTACACTTTGTGCTGGCCGCAAGACTCGCACAAATACTTGCGTGCATCGGGCTCGCATCCTCCCTGTTCTTCGCCACACGCGAGACAAATACCGATGTAGTCTCCGCTTTCAACGGCGGCTATAATCTGTTCAATCGTTACTTTTGTTTTCGCCATGACTTTCCTCTCTTTCGTTATGCTCTACTGCTGTTGCGCGAATATCTATTGCAAATCACGCGCCAATCGTAAGTTATTGAGTCCACTAGGAACCTTGTCTCAAAAAAAGTACTAAAACTTGAGAATTTCGCAAAGTGAGACGAGATTAAGCGCAATGTGAGACAGGAAGTAATCCAGCGTTCAGGCAATCCAGTGCCATTCGAGTATCAAGTCTAGGTCTATAAATCCTGTTCTCTCCTGTAAGCCTCTCCCTCTCCGCAGCCCAGTCTTACTCTCTGATAGTCCTGAAGACTGCGAGCACAACTAAAAAATGGGAGCAAGTCCCGCGCGCAGTCAAAAAGTTTTCACGCACAAAATTCTGTCATAGGCGATTCGCGGCACATCATATAGGCGCGTGCATCCAAGGAAAATAGTTTTGGGAGTGTGCGGCCAACATCGAATCCGAGCGAACGAACCGAGTCAAGGTAGGCGAAGCGCGGGTACTATACTGTTGGCTATAATATAAACTTAAAGTAGGGTAGTGAGCTAACAGCCAATAGAATCAATGTGAGTGTCAATTAGTGCGCGTCTTATAAAAGGTAAAAAGTAAACGAGCACTAAGTGGCAGCACATCGGCAAGCGAATGGCAGCACACTAGGCCCTACCCGCACCAGGCTCAGGCCAAGTGCATCATTCTCTTAGTATTTAATCTCACAGACTGCGGGTGGTAGCCAATAAACAGGGGGAGGGGACTGGACCACAGGAGTCTCTTCAGCCGAAGCTTGCTCTCTTTTCCTGTGTGGGAGGAATTACATTTGTCTTACGAATTGAAGTGAGGGGGTGTCATGAGGCTTGACACCCCGGAGCGCCACGTAGTACAAACGTCTTACGCCAAAGAGGGGCGTACAGGTGGAAAAATTCGTCAACGAAGTAGGGTGGCCACAAGTTCACGGACAAACTTCCAGTGTTGCCTTCACGATACAAAGCGGGCCGATCAAGGAGTTTGGGGTAAACGGGTGCCAGATCGACGACGTGGTTAAGTGGGCCAAGGAAAAGATCGAAGGATTCAACAAAGAGTTTCCGTGCTGTGAAAATTCCATCGTCATCACGAAGTTAGACGAGGCGTTACTGTGGCTTGGGAAACGAAAGGCTGACCGCGAAGCGCGTAATGTCGAAGGGAAAAGTCAGGCTTAAGGTATGGAGCGCTCTTACCGTCTTGATTACCAGAAGCACGCGGAATTAGTCGCTGCGCTGTGGCCCACGCTTGCCGAAAACAGTTCGCCTCGCCTTTCGGAACCGGAAGCGAGGATGGCGGCGTCGGCAGTAGTGGATATTTTGGTTCCGAAGATTTGCGAAATCGTCCACGAAGAAGTAGTTGCGGCGGAAAAGCGCATGGCGCTGGCAACAGGCAGGGGATGAAATCGCCGTTCACCATCCGGGTCGAGCAGGTGGATAGAGACTTGTGGCACGCGGCGGCAAAGAAAGCGGGGATGAGTATTTCGGAGTGGGCGCGACGCGGGTTGATGGGGTACGCAGGGTCGGTAGAAAAGAGTGCAGATGCGACTGGTGACCAAAAAAATTTGCGGAAACCTGCAGTGGTACGTGTGGCTAAACGGCGCGCTCGTGCCGCTGGAGCAACTGGGAGAGAGTTTCCAGGTTCGAATCCTGGCGTTCGCGAGGCCGAGCGAGACGCAGGGAGCACTGCGCCCGAGGGTTTGAATCCCTCAGCCTCTAAATTTTCAGACATGGACCTTGAGGTGGCTCGGCGTACCGGGCATCCTCCTGGGTGCCAGTGTCAAATGTATTGCGGACAGACACGACGCCACTTCGCGGAGACCTGAGGACCGAAGAAGAAGGAACCGGAACCCGCTCCTAAAAAGAAAGGACGCCGATGAGTAAGTCTAAAATCGGGAAGTGCAAGCGCGTCGGGGATCGCTCGTCTTATGAACCGTGGTAATCGTGCGCGCCGTCGGCGCAATCGCGTTCGCGACAAGATAGCAAAATTGTCCAGATGGATTAACCGCTAGAATTTCCTCGGGGCGCGCTCGTCGCGCACGATTACCCGCTAGGTATGGTTTCCGGCGCGCACTACTTTGCCGTCTGCTGCCAATATTTTCAGCCACGCTTCAGCGGTCTGCTCGCGTATCTGGAAGGCTTGCGCCACTTGCGAAGTAGATGCCGCGTTGTTCGGTGCTTGCCGCAGGTAGGCCGCTAGGTCGTTGCTTCTCACGTGAACTCTAATACTTCTTGACTCAATCTTCGCTTCGCTATTTCGAGGTACGCTGCGCTAGGTCGCGCGGGTTATCAAATCGTCCGCCATTCCAACTCTTCTGTGATTGGCGTAGAACGGCTTTCATGTTGCCGTTTGTCTTGGCCCCGCCATTCGCTCGAGCGCTTCCGATTTGTGCCGCCACGTCTTGCGCCAGCCGCATGTGCGTATTCAGGCTGACAGGTTCGAGGATTGCTCCTGCATCGTAGTAGTACCGATCGCTCTTGCTCATCAGGAAAATATATTCGTGTGCCTTCGTTGGGCGGTCCGTCACGCTCTCCGGCATCGGATTCGGCTTCGACCAGATGATATCGCTGCGTAGATACCATCCATCGGCGCGAAGGGCAAACGCGAGCATCCAAGGAATGCCTACGAGGTCTTTACATTTAAGACCTGGTGGCGGGGCTTGGTACTCCGTATGGCCGCTGTCCCCATGGCTGCTACCCATACGAACTCCGCGTGATGCACCGTTTGATTTATTAGTGGTTGAGCGATCGCCGAAACCCTGCCCGCTGCCCGCGTAAGAATCCCCCATGTTCAACCACAGCGTTCCGTCATCGCGCAGCACGCGCTTCACTTCGCGGAACACCTCAACCATGGCCGAGATGTACTCTTCCGGCGTGCGCTCGAGCCCAATCTGCCCAGCCACGCCGTAATCGCGCAGTCCCCAATACGGCGGCGAGGTCACCACGCAATGGACGGATTTATCGGCTAAGGGAATCTGACGCGCGTCGCCGCGGACCAGCAGAATACTCACTCAATTCGCCACACGCCATGAATTGTGACGCAGTACAATTCCTCGCGCTTGATCGGCTCGCTTTCGCTGGTCAACTGGAAGCCTAACTCCAGCAGCGTCGCCCCGTACAGGAAGCAGGGCACCACTCCTTCTAGGTTTTGCTCGATGAGGTCGGCGTTCATGGTTCACTCCGCTTCGCGGATTGGGGTCCCAACAATTCTTTTGCTACTATCTCCACGGCTTCATCCACAATCGCGTTCATGGTTCTCTCGCGAATGTCCAGCCAAGCGCTCTCTTCCATTGTTTCGTGGTCACACCAAGGCTCGTCGAAATCAACTTCCTTGCCACAGAGTTTGCATGGACGAATCATTTCTTTTTCCTCTTCTCTTGCGCCCGCTCGGGACGCGCGAACTTCATCAGGTTGGCTATCGCCGCCTTGCGTTTCTTGGCGCTCTTGCTCTGGCCCATCTTGGACATTCTCTCGCGCAGCGCTTCGCGCTTCTCCGCTTCGTGCTCCTCGATTATCTTCTGGCGCTCTACTTCCGTGATGGTCATCCTGGGCCTCTATAAGTTTCTTGTTGCTTTTGCCGTTTCACATCTTCAAATACTAGAGTCTCCGCACTCGCGTCCATTGGTCGCTAACCGATTCAACGAAACTAATTTCCCATTTCGTAAGTTTTGGCTCGCCAACGATGCCGTCCTTTAGTATGTCGAGGATGTAGTCGATAGCCTTGTCGGTGAGTTCCGCTAACTCCATGCGCGCCAACCTACCACAGCGCCAACAGCGTTGCAAGGGGAAGTGTTGTGTGCTAGTCTCTCCGCTCTCCGAAGAAATGGAGACTGGAGCAAATATGAGCATGACTATCACCGAAGCACTCGCGGAAGTAAAAACCATCGGCAAACGCCTGGCGAAAAAGAAAGAAGGAGTCATGCAATATCTTGCGCGCGACTCCCGCGTCAAAGACCCGCTCGAACGCGAGGGTGGCTCGGTCGAGTACATCAAGAAAGAACGGCAAGCCATCTCCGACTTGGAGAAGCGTGTGGTCAACATCCGCACCGCCATTACGAAATCCAATCTGGAAACCGTGCTGGCTATCAACGGCACCAGCATGTCGGTGTTCGAGTGGCTCACTTGGCGGCGCGAAGTCTCCGAGAATTCCAAATCCTTCGTGACCGGAATGCGGCAAGGCATCATTGGTTTGCGCGAGAAAATCACCAAAGAAGGAAAGAAGATGGTGACCTCCGACGCCGACGCCGATATCACGCGCGGAGACGCCGTGGTGCATATTGACGAGAAGGCTTTGCTCGACGAGGCCGAGAAACTGGAAATCACCCTTGGCGACCTGGACGGAAAACTGTCGCTGCTGAACGCGACCACGCTCATCAACGTCTGAAACTTTCTTGCTTCGGTAGCGGAACGAGAGAATGCACGGGAACAAAACGCTTGCCTAACTTTGCTTGGGCACCTGGTCTTGAAAGCCAGACTACATCTCGTGGCCCCGCATCTGAGACTTCCGCAAGAGGTTTCAGGTGGGGGCCAACGAGGCCAGCGAAGAAGCTCAAAGAGCAACGCGCAAAGTTCCTATGCTCATAAGCAAAAAGCCGAAGGATTAAAGTTGCACAAAATCAGCCGTGTTAGCGATTGTCCGAGAGATCGGACAGGCGAGTATCCTGTACGACTCGTTCTCTGCTAGGCTGCTGCGACTTGGAGCAAGAATGAATTATCTGGACCAGTGGACCTTCGTGCCGGAGTTGCCCAAAGATAAACCAGAAATCCAGTTCTACCGTTACGCGCTGCTCGACCCCATGACCGAGGGCACCGTAGGTGCGGCAGTAAGCACCGTCTATTACAAAAAAGAAGCAGTCGAAGCGCTAAAAGACAATCTGGCCTTCGGCACTGACTACTCTGTTCAAAATAGTTTGGCGAAACCTTCTCTTCCGTACTATCCTCTCTCTGTTTAGCCTGCCAGAGTCCTCCTCACGCGGCGGCGTAGCGTTTCAGGAGATTATTTATCCCCGTACTCTTCGCGCGGCAGAATGTCTATCGGGACTTAGATCCCGAATCCATTCCGCCGACGCCGCAACTCCCCCCTGACGACCCCGCACTGCAACTGGTCCTGAAAGATTTGAACTTGAGTGAGTACTACATGCTCGCCAAGGGACTCTCGGTCGAGTTCGATAAAGACGACCGCTTGTACTTGTTCAGAATGCCGCAAGCGTTTTGGGAAGGTTCTTCCGTTCCGCGCTCCTCGCTGGGCATGCCGCTCATCATGGAGCATATCGAATCGCTGATGCCGCAAGTGATGAACGCGCTGTTCAACGATGACCCGCCGTTCGAGTGCCAGCCGCTCCCCAAAACTTCGATGAAGGCGTGCCGCGCGGCCACCACCATTCTGCATTACCAACTCGACCAGATGAATTTCCGCGAGGAGACGCGCGTCGGGTTGAAAGAAGCCATGCAGTACGGCACAGCAGTCTGGAAATTGTCCTGGGACCAGCACGACGAAACGCGCTTGGTGTGGAAGCGCGGCGGCCCACAACTGGTGAAGAAGTCCGACGCCGGCCCGGTGTTGATGCCCACCGCTGATTCCAAGAAATCGAAGCGCATAAAAGAAAAGTATCAAGTCAACATGCCCAAGATCGAGAACATCCATCTGCGGCATGTGCTGGTGGACCCGTCGCTGCGCAGACCGGACATCCGCAAAGCGCGTTACGTGATTCACCGCCTCTATCCCACCCTCACCGATTTAGAGGATTTGCGCGGCAAGCACGGCTACGACAAATTGCCCGCCAAAGAACAACTCATACAATTATTCTTTCCACCGAAGGAGACGCCGGAGCGTTCGTTGCTGGAGGGACGGTCTACTACGAGCGTGCTCAACACTGGCGTTTCCTCGCTGGACATCAATATGGAATTCAAGGCGATGCCGCGCTGGCAGTCGCCTTCCGCCGATCCTAATCTCCAGCCGCTCGAAGTGCTCGAATATTGGACCAAAGGAAAGTGCATTGCCGTCCTCAACCGTAAACTGGTCATCAAGAACGACATCAATCCGTATGGTTTTCTGCCATTCCTGTCCGCGTGCTACATTGACGTACTGGATTCGTTTTATGGAATTGGAGTTGCCAAACTTCTCGGCGGAGAACAGCGGCTCCAGCAGGGCGTCATCAATTCCCGGCTCGATGACCTTGCCTTGCGGTTGTCGGGTACGTTCATTCGGAAGCGGGGAGCCAATACTCCGACGCAGCAAGTAAGGCTCCGCCCTGGCGGCATCATCGACTCCGATGATGAAAAGGGCATTCAGATGATTCAGTACCCGCCCGCCATCACCGACGCTTTCGAGGAGGTCGCGCAATCCGATGCTCGAAGCCAAAGACGTACAGGCGCTAATGAGTTTGTTACCCAGGGTTCCGCTCCGGGCACAGGCCAAGTCGGACGGACAAGTGCCGGTGTGCAAACGCTTGCGGCCGGCGTTGGAGCGCGAATCGGCTATTTTGTGGACTTCGTTAGCAATCTATATTTCATCCCAGCCCTTGAAGCCTTCCACGAAATGAACGCGCTGTGGCTGGACGAAGAACAAATCTCCGACATCCTGACCAGCGAACTGAAAGCGGATTACGAAGGCGATGTGCTGGACATCAAAAATGCGCGCATGAAGTTCCGCATGCTGGCCGGAGCCAAACTGCGCGCTCGCCAGCAACGTGCGCAGAGCATGCCCATGATTACGCAATTCCTGATGAGTCCGCAGATTGGCGACGCGCTGGCCGATAACGAGCAGAAACTAGATGTTGCGGAAATCGTGCAACAATGGTTTGATGTCACGGAAACGCCCGGTCGGCAATCCATCATCGTCCCCCTCACAGCCGATGAGAAAAAGCGTCGCGCCGCCAAGGCGGAGGCCGCAGTGCAAGCCAGCCAACTAGCGCAAAAACACGGCTACACCATGGAAGAGATGTCGCTGAAGGGTGAGGCGCAAATGGCCTTGAAGATTGTTTCCGAACTGGCCAAGAACGTTTCCCCGGAAGTGGCGCAAAAAGCTCTGGACTCCGCGCGCCAGCACAATCAAGCCCATCGCGGATTGGACATCGACCAACAGGAAGCGGACAAGCCCGAACCCCCAGCAGGAGGTGGCGAATGAAGTATCAAGCCAATCCCGTAATCGTGGACGAATTGGCCGATAAACAAGCACGAGAGATGGATCGACGGCTAAAAGAAAACGGAACGCTGTACAGGCCGTGGGACGACAAATGAAGCGTCGTAAATTTCTCGGCATGCTGGGACTAGCGCCGGTGGTTCCCGCGCTGCTTAGCGTCGCGCCCGCCAAGCCAAAAGAATTCTGGGCTGGGACTACAGTGCCGAGGAACACTCCATGGAATCCTGCCGACCCATTCAAGATGTTCCGGCGCGTCGAGATCATCGACTATCCCGAGATTGGGCACGCGGAAGTATTGGCGCGCGGGTGGATAGCAAAAACCGACGCTGATGCGATGGGCCTTACCGAATGTCCCGACGATGTGATTCGGCTTTCCGACTTACTGTGGCGCAACATGACGCAAGAGCGAAAGGAAATTATCGCCGCAAAATTCGGATGCAAAATTCTACGACTGCCGGAGCCGCTACTTGCCTGAGTCCGCCACCACCGACGCTTCGCTAGCCATCAAGGCGCTGAACCTCGACTTGACGCCAGCCGAGCGCGACATCCTCTACGAGTTCACGCGCGCTAGAGAAGTGATGGCCACGCTCAACACTCCCGGCTGGCTGCACATTCAAGATTTGATGGACTCGAAACTCTCGACCATAGAGACCATTCACCTCGAAGCCAAAAACATCAGCGCGGAAGCATTGTGGGCGCAGCACATTGCGGTGCAATATGTGCGCGACTTCGTGAACGCGGTGAAAGCGCAACTGGCCACCACCGGCGATTGGCTGAAAGATCCCGCTGCAGTGCAAGTGATGCTGGCGCAAGCCAACCGGCCGGAGGAAGCGGACCTCGATGGCGAGACCGAGAATCCGGATAACGTGATGCCGCGATTTGAAGAGGACAAGGCTTAGGAGAAACGATGCCCGATAAACCGAAGGATTGGCTGGAACGCGCGACGGAAGGATTTGATGGCGCCGGAGGCGTGCAGACCGCCACCGTGCAGAGTCAAGCGGATAAAGACGCGCTGCTATTCGGGGACAAGAATAAGCAGCCCGAAGGCGAAGAAGGCGACGACACCTTCATCTTCGATGAAACCGACGAGACCATCAAGAAACACGGGCAAGGCATGTGGCGCACCGATGTCGTGGTGGGCGACAAGACCTACCGCTACTGGGGCAAGACGCGCACGGAAGTAACCAAAGCGCTTATCAAGGCACAACAGAATGCTGGCGTGTTGATTGCCGAGCAAAAAGCCCAAATAACCCAGTTCTCGGCTGCGCCCGCCCGACCATCCGCCCCTACCAATTTGACCCCGGACACCAAACTTCCTTTCGACCCCATCGCCCGCCGCCAACCACGCAACCTGACGCAAGCCGAGATACTGCAACTGTCCGAACTCGAGCAATCGGACCCGGTAGCCGCGCAGCGCATCAAGTTTGAAGCGGCCACAGGGTTGACGGTCGAAGCTTTCGGGCAGGCCATCGACAAGGTGAACGAAATTGCGGGCCGCAGAATTGCCGACGAAGCCGCTTTCGCGTTTCAAGCCGACCATGCCGACGACTGGCTGCCCTCTCCGGGCAATACCGCGTTGATCGACAAGTACCTGAAAGAGCGCGGCTGGCCAGTGACGCGCAACAATCTCGAAATCGCTTTTCAAGACCTGGCCAACCAGCGGAAACTCGCTATGCCGGTAGCGGACGAGCCGACCACGGTTCCCGTAAACCAGCAGCCAGTGCTTGAAGAAGTCGTTGTCCCTCCGCCACCGCCTGTCTCTCCTCCTTCGAGCGCCGCTCCGCGCTCGCAAGCGAAGACCGAGGCTGACTTGGTGCGGGAGGCCGCCGTAGGCATCCGTGAAATGCCACTAGACGAAGCGCGTGCGTCACTCGCGGACGCCTTTCGCCGGCAGCGCGGAACCCGCTAGGTAGTTCCCGACTGGAATGGACTCGCGCGCACGGCGTCTGAGCAACGCGGCAGCGGCGATAGAAGTTCCCGAAGGGAGCGATTCAAAAGCAGCATCCAAAAACTTTGCGAACGTGCATTCTCATTCGCGCGGTGACCCCGTAAAAGTGAGAACCAGCCAAGCGCGCCGGTTGTAGGGGCTGCCCATCTTTTTCTGTGAGGAGAAGAGATGGCCTACACACCGGCTTCTGTACTCACGTCCACAGCGGGGTTGTCGCATCTGGCAGCCGTGTATTACGACCGCGTGTCCGTCGAGAACCTCAAGCCGAATTTGCCATTCGTAGCTGTCACTTCCCGACGGAAACTGCCTGACCGTAATGGCCGCACCATTCAGTTGTACGGCTATGACCTGCTCGCCGCGAACACCACTCCCGGCGCAGAAGGCACGGTGGGCACGGGCATCAATCCGACTACCTCGGTTCGCAACACGACCGTAAATCAATTTTTCGATTTCGCGTCGTTCTCGGACATCCTGGTAGAAACCGCGATTGATCCCATCGTCGAGAACACCGCAGCGGAAATGGGCTTCCGCGCGGCGCTGACGGCCAACACTTTAGCCCGGTTGGAATTTGAAGCGGAAGCGACAGCGGACGCGACCATCGCTATCAGCGGCACCGATAACGAGTTCTTGTCCGCTTCGCTGGTGCGCCAGGCGGCATTCAGTTTGCGCGGTGCGGACGTTCGCCCCATGGCAGACGGCATGTTCCCCGGCGTCATCCACCCGTTCCCGGCCTACGATCTGATGAATGATAATACGGCGGGCGGCGTCATTGACGTGATGAAGTACCACAAGGAAGGCAGCGAGGAGTTGCAGCGCGGCGTCCAAGGGTATCGCGTGATTGACATCTCCGGCATCCGCTTCATCGAGACCACCACCACCACCACCTATTCCAACTTCCCGTCTTCGGGGAAGACCGGCTACGGAACCTACATCATCGGACAGGACGCGGTGTTCAGCGTGTCGCTCGGTGCCACAGAAATTCCGGAGCAAAGAAATTTTCAGATTATAGTAAGAAATTGGGAGCCAAGTGCTGCCGACCCGGCCCGTTTGGTGGGTGCATCATGCGCGTACAATTTTAAGTACGGCGTGATGCGTGTTCCACAGGCGGCTTCATTGCACCCCCGTTTCAGAGTTGTTAAAACTGAGGCATCCATTTCGTGAGTAGCAACTAACCTTCAGCGGCTTTGCGGTGAGCCGGAATCACCGCACAAAACTCGATGCGCAAGGTAATGCCCAACTACGTGCTTCTGCGCCCTATGCGCTCGCTGCGCGACTTGCCCGCATGGGAACGCCAGAACTTGTTGAAGCAGATGAAGATTTATCTTTGCAATTGTGAACTCGAGGACTTGCAATTACGCATGTTCAAGGAGCGCGTGAATCGGTGAATGAGCGTATCGGACAAAATTGGTTCGGTGTTGCTCTACGTGGTGCGGCACGCCAACGTGGGCATGGACTCGAAAGGCACCATGCGCGGGCTGGAAAATCCTTCACTCGACGCCAAGGGAGGAAAGCAGCGCGACGAACTGGCCGAGTATTTCTCGAATGTCTCGCTCTCGGGCATCGCTACCGACGACTTGGAGCGCACGCAACAGACCGTGCTGCCCATCGCGGACGCACAAAAATTAGAGTTGCAGATCGACATCGACTTGCGCTCCTGGGACGTAGGCACGGAACTCGAAGGGAAAAGCATTGAAACGCACAAGGCCGAGATCATCAAACTCAAGACCCAGCCCTGGCTGGTGCCCGTCGGAGGCCAGAGTTGGGGCGAGTTTGAAGGACAGGCCACCGAAGCGCTGTACCGCTACGTGCATCGCGGAATGGACAGTGCATTCCCGTGGCTTATTTGCGAGCACGGCTCGTTCATCCAGGTGACCGCCGTGCAACTGAAGATGATGGAGAAAAAAGCCGAATACGACGCAACACCGATAGAGCCTTCTGGCATTATTGGCGTGTACTTGACGCGCACCGGATTGCAGGGCCGGATTTTGAGAGGCAAGAAAGATTCAACGGATGAGTGAAATTATTCTCGCCAACAAGTACACGCCCGTTTCTACCGCCTGCTATGGCTGGCAGACGCCCAAGAAAAAGAAAACGCTGGTGCGCAAGGAACTGGTGAAGCGCAACCAGAAAAGCACTTGGGCACG